CCGCAATACCAGTCCCAGCAGAAACTGTTGCTACGTAGTTGCCTGTGGTGTCTGTTCCAAGAGCAACGCTGTTAGCAGCAATAGTTGTTGAGATGCTGATAGAACCGTCTGAATCAACCGTTGTTGAACCGGTAACATCACCTGTAAGAGTGACTGCGTCCCCTTGGTGAGTAATTGCAGCACCTTCAATTCCGTCAACCGTATCAGCATCAAGGCCGTTGCCTGAGCCTTCGTCATTTGTTGTAAGAATTCTGTAGAAGTTTGTTCCGTTTGATGTTAGCGTCCATTGATCGTTCGCTTCGTCCCAAACTAGAGATACGTTAGGGCTTGTACCACGCTTAACTTCAATACCAGCATTCTGAGATGGTGTACCAGTCTCGTCACCGTTTAGAAGGATAATTGAGTCACCAATATTAACTGTGTTAGAGTTAATTGTAGTCGTAGTACCCTGAACAGTAAGGTTACCATTGATAACGACCGTACCAGTGTTGTCACCAACACCTGCTGGGTCGATTGTAAATGTAGCAGGACCAGCAAGAGTTCCGCTAGAGATTACAACATTACCTGTGCCGTTAGGTGCAAGAGTTAGATCGCCGTTAGCATTAGATGTGCTGATTGTGTTACCGTCGATAGTAACATTGTCTACATCCAATGACGTAAGACCGTTGATGTCTGTAATTGTAGTACCTAGCGATACTGCATCAGAACCAATTGTGATGCTTGAGTTAACAAGCTCTGCGTTAGCAACACCACCATCTTTGATAGTAACAACACCAGCTGATACTGCAAAGTTGTCGGAGCTAAAGCTAGCGATACCTTTGTTGGTTGTGGATGCATCTTCACCAGCAATGGTGATAGTATCAGTACCAATTGTAATATTGATACCTTCACCTTCGTTAAAGTTCCACGTATCCCCCAGTTGAATATCAAAGTTGGTGCCTGTACCATTTGTAGCAAGTGTAAAGTGGTCGTTGACCAACATTGAGTTTTCAACAGTACCAGCACCAATCGTTAGATCAACGTTGCTGACGTCAGCAGAACCATCAATAGAGAATGAACCTGTAACATCACCTGTTGCAAATGTTACTGTTCTAGAGGTTGCCCATGCGCTGGCTGTGCTTGCATTACCAGTAAACGAAGCGTTGGTACCATCTGTACCATTCTCAAGGATTTTGCTAGTACCATCAGAGGCATAGATGTCGCCAATGATGTCACCTGTAAGTACTGGCGTGCCACCACTTGTGTCTAATCCTGGAATTGTTACAGCAATATCAGCATTAGCTGAACCGTCGAATGATGCGCTACCAGTAGCATCACCACTTAGGCTGATTGTTCTTGAGTTTAGAAGTTTTGTGGCTGTTGGGGCATTAACAAGTAGCACGCCACTGTTGTTGAAAACGTCGACGCTACTTACCCTAATCCCGTCTTTAATCTTAAAAGTCATTTTAAGCTCCTGTTGTTATATTATTTTGTTGAACTTAAATACGTAATTTGAGCTACTGCTTGTTTGATATGAGGCATTCATTTGTAGTTTTACCTCATCAGTAGCACTTGATCGATAAGTTCGAAGATATACTGTAGCGCCTTCGCTTTCACCTGATCTATGAAGTATAATTTCATCACTAACTAGAGTTGGATTTGTCGAAACTACATCAGCAAACCAACTAATCGTACCACTTAGAAACTCTTTACGGCTTTGACCGCCAGCACCAACGTCATTAGCATATAGCTGTAAGATATGAGTGCCATTCTCTAAATCCGCCCCTGCAATTCCTGTATCAACCCAATCACCAGTTAACGTAATACTCTGTGTAAACTGAACTACTGGACTTCCGCCCAGTGCCCAGTATCTTGTACCATCCGTATTTGATCTTAGAACGTAATCGTCACCTGGGGGAAGTCCTAGATCAGGTTCAGCATTTTTTAGGTCAAGAAACTGATGACGATCTGAATCAAGATCGCTACCAGATACCTTTTTAACTCGACCTGAAAGTAAGTTAGCAAATGCCATTATTATTCAACCCCACTGTGTTCACTAGATAGTTTCTCTTCAGCTGAAACCCAGACGTCGAATGCGCTGTCTACCTCAGATATCATTTCTATCTTGTCTCCCGCTTGTGCAGCTGCAGGAGTTCTTTTTAGAATACTTCTACCCTGTAGAGGAATGAATGCTGTATCACCAGCTGGAACCTCTACTCTTCCTAACTCAATTACGACACCATCTTCTGTAACTAATCTTGTATCAATCCATCTGGTTGCTACATCTTTATTCTTTGCAGACATTGGAGTTAAGAAGAAGATTTCACCTGGACGAATAGCTCTAGTATCGTCTGCTGAGTCTCTTTGAGCAAACTTGATCGAGGTATCAGGTACAGAAAAATCAGGTGCTTCAACAAGTGTAACATACGAACTGGATGGAACGTCTTTGTATACTAATCGAAGAGACCTACCTGTTGATGGTGTTCTACATGTAATTCTTGGCATCAATTAAATCCTTAGAAGTTGCTAGCAATAGCTGCTCTAGTTGAAATACGATTAACAGCTGATTCAAATGGAGGGCCTGAAAGTTCACCGGTGTCCGCATCAATCTTCATACCACCAATAAACAATGCAGATCCTTGGTCGTCCTGACCAGAAGCAATAACAACGCCCTTATCTAACTCAAGAATACTTTCATCAATTGTAGCAGCATTTCTAGCAGGCGGGATCTTAGTGAGAGCTACGCCAGCCATAATACTATTCCATGTGTGACCGATAGCTGTAATAGTGGATGGTTCTGATACAAGATTGGGGCTGTTAACAGTGTTCTTCAGATTTGCAAATAGCTCTGTAACAATAGAATCAGCTGAGTCGTTTACAGAAGCAGTTGCAGTCACATGATCACGAATATAATCCCAAGAGTGTATAAATGCAGTAGTCTTATCAGAATCGATAACGCTGTTACCCTGAGTATCGAAGAATCCTTTGATCGTGTCAAGCCACGGCTTGGTATTAGCTGTTTGTAGGACCCAGCTCAGCGATTGCATGATTGTTCCGGTGTCTCTCTTTGTATACAGTTCGTCAGCAGCTGTCCAGCCGGTTGTATACCCGTTGGCGACTAGATCATCCCACACATCAGTCTTTAGAGCTGCTACATAATCAGAGTCGATAATTGCAGCTGCGGCAGTCGTCTGAGGGGTGAACTCAAATGAGGGTTCTTCTGGATTGACTAGCTTTCTATCACCTTTCGCTACAAGTGTATAATCACCAAACTGTGTTGAGCATGCTGATAGGATAATCTGACCACCATCCAAAGCATAGAAATGTTTATGGGCCCAAATCGAGATAGCGTTAACAGCGTTGATCAATCCACCATTCTTAGCTACATATCCAATGCCATTCTGAGAGACTGGTGTAGCACCCCAGGTCATTATGTTTGGATAGATTGAATATGGTGAACACACTAGGCCATCAGCCAGACAAACACCGCCACCTCTTGGCACTAAAGGATTAGCATTAGCTCTATCGAGTGGGGGAGCAACAGTAAAGTTTACGACTGATCTGACTGCGATCTTGTGGGCATACGGGGTTCTACGGATAACTGCGCCTGGTCTGAAAGAAACTGCAAACCCTTCGGTTGGGTTATCAATGTCATCAACCTGGAATCCTTCGAATAGCGGACCCTGTAGGAAGCATCCACTTCCCATCCTGAATACGTTGCGTTGCTCATACCCTGCCTCCGGTCTAAAGATTGCTGCTCTATAATCAGAATGAATAATACAGTTATCAGGCATGTCAATATGACCCTGGGTTGTGTATATCCCAGGACCAATATGAATAACTGTTATATCTCCATTACGCGTAGCTGCTTCTGCTACAGCTGCCTCTACTGTTGCAAAAGCTCTTGACCAAGAACTACCATCATTCTTTGTGTCATCGCCAGCTTTTTGTACGTAAAGAACATTTTCAACAGGCACATGAGAAACAAACTTGAGGATCTCTTCTGCGCCAGTTTGGTTTCTTTTTAGGTAAATATCACCGTCATATGTGTTGATAGCTAGTTCGCCAAGTACCAGATCGTCTAACGCAGGGGCTTTACCTGGTTCGGAGCTACGCTTTAACTGAATAGTCTGTTCGACCATTAATATGTACCCCCGTCAATATTCTGCTCGTTTAGTAACGTGGTAGCTTCCCACAGCTCAGTGACATCATTATATACAAGCACGCTACCATCTTGTTTTGTACTTGTATCAATACCAGTAATGAAGTCAATATTAGAAAGAAACGGATTAACCTTACTAATAGGTCTTCCTATTGTAATCTTTCTTATCTGAGTTTTACCACGAACTTTTAGATTTGGAACCTGCATTAGCCTTACCTCGTTACCGATGGAGTAACTTGAATTCTACCTTCCAATATTCTTTCAATAATAAGATTGTCGCTGCTATCTCTATAAGATAGCTCGACGTCATAGACATATCTGCCCTGCTTGAGAGCATCGGTCTGAGTATTGGTTAGGGATATTGTTACAGTACCATCTAAAGCTGGGGCGGCTATAATAGACGTGAACGCTACAGTGTCGGCGCTGTCGCTTCCATACGTCTTTTTCATTTTAGCTGCGACAGCATAACCTTCTAGGTTTTTTGGAGATCCGTCATCGTTGATGAGATCTAACTGTATAGCTACATCAGACCCTTGGTCGATGGTAAATTCTTCGTAGCGAGCCATGAAATGCCTTTCTGATTTCTTTGTCGGACCATTGCGCCCCTGCCCTATTTGTTTTATTTATAAGAATTAAAACTTAGCATCACAACGACTACAGAGATTATATTTGTTTCGCTCTCCTTTTAATAATCTTTCTCTAAGCTGCTTGAATTTGTGAGACTTCCATATATCAATAAGGGATTGTTCTTTTATATTTCCAAGAATCTCTCTATCATCAAAATCCCAACAACACGGATGAACAGAACCATCTATATACACGAATGCTTCATCCTGGCATTTAACACATGGATCGTTTGTGGATTCAGTTTGAGTAGTCCATGGATGCTCATATAGTTCTGTTATAAGTGCACAACCAGGTCTTACGTTATTCCAATAATTAAGATATTCCCATTGCTCATCTTCGGTACCCGGAAGATTAATCATTCTAACTTCTACATCAATATTACGATTTTTGACTATAAATCTCTTAGCATTATGATATGTTAAATCAAAACTAATTCCTCTTGATTCATCAAACGTCTTAGATGTTATTCCATCAATACTAAACCTTACTAGATCGACATACGGAACAATCTTATCTTCTATCTTTTGAGACAGAGGAGCACCGTTAGTATGGATCTCAATCTTGGCAGTTGGATCTTGTTTGATGTATGATAATATCTGTTCAATTCTAGGATCAACCAAAGGTTCACCGAGACCAAATGGTCTGTATGTTATTCCCATTCCTCTAGTTGAATCGATAACAGATGTAAAAAGTTCCCAAGGCATGTGCTGCTTGGGAACCAGATGGTTCGGACAAAACCAGCAAGTAGCATTACAAAATGTTGTCGTTTCTATTTGTAGGTATTTAAACATTTAATATATTCTCGTTTTAGATCTAATAGGTGCTTAACATAATCCTCAGGCGATTCATCAATATATTGCGTATAGACAAAATATATGATGTAGACCAATTCTTCTATTGTTAGTTTTCTCTTTCGCTTTTTACTGACCATTCTATCATGAGTTAATCCCCATCCCGCATAACATGGCATTCCAAAAACATGAGTCTCTTTTTGCATCATTAACGATTCAATACCTAACGTGGAAGAAAACGTATATACCTTATCAACCTGACTCAGCATATCAAAGGGGTTGACTTTTACGTTTACAAGATGTATATTAGGATTAGTTAAGTTATCATAATAACCACTTCTTCTATTATTTAGAGAGTCGGGATGCAGCTTAACGATAATGTTTGAGTCAGGGTTCTCTTTTATAGCACTGCTTAACAATTGTGTAAAAGAGTTATCTGTACCACCAGATTTTAACACAGCCTGATCTTTCACTGTTGAATCAACTACCAATACGTTATGACCTTTTGGTAAATCTACTAATTCAAGTTGATCGTTAAACTTAGTTAC